AAGTCCAGAGTAAGGAACCTCCAATCTATTGGTCGTGTCCTTAGGAAAGGTGAAAACAAGGCACAGGCAGTGTTGTATGACATCGCTGATAACTGCGCCCGAGGATCCAGAAGTAATTATACCCTTCGCCATCTTGGTGAAAGATTAAAAATTTACCAAGAAGAATCGTTCAATTACGAAATCAAGGAGATCAAACTAAAACATGATTAGTTACATACGGCACGACGATCAGTTCTATGGAACTATGAAACTCACAACAGGTGAAGAGATCCTGGGTGAGATTCTTGTGACAGAAGATCCTGAGACGAAGACAGATTTAATCTTTATTCAAAATCCTGCTAGGACTAAGGTTGTAGAACTTGATCCAGATAAGGACACTAAGTCCCAAAAAGTTGCTATGGGATTCATCCGCTGGATGAACTTCTCAGAAGAAGATTTCTACGTTGTACAAGAGAACCAAGTCTTGACGATTGCACCTATGTCACCAGAAGCGGTGATGATGTACAAGCGTTGGGTCCGTAAAGAGATTCACAAGGAACCAGAAAGGAATCCAGAAGTACCTATGAATGAAAGCATGGGACTGATCGGATCAGTTTCTGATGCCAGAAAACTCTTGAAGAAGATCTATGACTCACCTAGTTTCTTTAAGTAACTAGCTATACTGTGTCTCTGAACCCTTACAGTGTTGAGTATAATTATTATTGATCACCTTGTCAAGCTCTTGACGATTGGGGTGTGAAAGTGTTAACATTATGTCAACCGTGAACAACCTTTATGTCGGTAATAATGCCACGGAAGTCCACCAAAAAGAAAGAACACTATGTAGATAACAAACAGTTCCTTCATGAACTGATTATCTATCGTAATAAGTGTGCTCAGGCAAAAGAGGCAGGGCAACCCAAACCTCGTGTCTCAAATTATATTGGTGATTGCTTCTTAAAGATCGCAACACACCTATCATATCGTCCTAACTTCATCAACTACATGTACCGAGAGGACATGATTGGTGATGGTATCGAGAACTGTATTCAGTACATTCATAACTTCGATCCTGATAAGTCTTCCAACCCTTTTGCATACTTCACACAGATTGTGTACTATGCATACCTCAGAAGAATTGCTAAGGAGAAGCGACAGCAAGCAATTCGAGAAAAGATTCTGGAACGAAAAGGATTTGAAGAGGTCTTCCACACAGATGACCTTGACAACATGAGTGATATGAACTACATTAAGTCCAGAGTGGAAACTAACACCAGGTATTCCTAATGAACGACAAGTACATGTCCAATTACTGGCGTGGTGGTACAACTAAGGATCGCATCGCCGAACTTTTAGCAGAACTTTCTGATCTCACAGGTGGCAAATCGTACTCTAAACGTACGGTTTCTTCATACGGTAAAGATACTGTGCAACTTGTGGTAGAATATGATGTAGCGCGTGGGGTCACCGATGAAAATATTGTTAATCACTGACCAGCACTTCGGTGTTCGTAATGACAGTCCAGCATATCTTGACAAGTACCGTGCCTTCTATGAGGGTACGGTGCTTCCTTACATTGATAAGCACAAGATCACCAATGTCATCTGCTTGGGAGATACTTTCGATAAACGTAAGTCTATCAACTACGTTTCTCTTGATGCCGCTAAGCAGATGTGGTTTAATCCCCTGGCAGAACGGGGAGTACATATGGACATGCTTGTAGGTAATCATGATATTTACTACAAGAATACTCTCAGAGTTAATAGTCCAGAGTTACTCCTGCGAGACTACGACAACATCACTGTCGTTTCTGATCCTACTGAACTACGGTATGCTGATCTTTCTGTACTTCTTCTGCCTTGGATTTGTCCTACAAATAGAGATGAATCCGAGCGAGCGGTGGCAGATTCTTCTGCAACTGTCTGTCTGGGGCACCTTGAACTTAATAATTTTGATCCTATTCCTGGATACACCATGGAGCATGGGGATGACCCGAACATGTTCTCCAAATTTGATCTAGTGTGTAGTGGTCATTATCACCACCGTTCTACCAAAGGTAACAT